ACGCCGACGACGCAGACCGGCACAGCCCCCATTGTGATCAACACCACGAACAACAAGCTGTATTTCTACTCCGGTGGCGCATGGCGCGACGCCGGTCCCTGACACTGAAAGGACCACACCATGAACATCACCTGGACCATTGAGTGGCTTCGCACCACCCCCACCACCGCAACCCCGCCCGAGTACGTCATCGAATGCGGATGGCGCTGCACGGGCACTGACGGGGCCTACACCGGCGCGGTGTACTCCACCTGCTCTTTCACCCAAGCTGCTGAGGCTGACGGCACGTACACACCCTACGCCGACCTGACGCAGGAGCAGGTGCTGGGCTGGTGCTGGGACTCTGGCGTGAACAAGGCCGCCACTGAGGCCGCCGTGGCGCAACAGATCGACAACCAGATCAATCCTCCGGTCATCATGCCCCCGCTGCCGTGGGCAACTACCCAAGCCTGACATGAACGACATCAAGATCACCCTGACCGACCTGTCCGTCAACGACGTCAACCTCATCATGGCGGGGCTGGGCAAGCTGCCGCTGGAGGCCACCGTTGACCTCTGGATGCGTCTGAAACAACAGGGCGAAGCGCAAATCAAAGATGCGCAACAATCTGACAAACCTGCGTGATATAGTCGCGCCGAAACCTTACCGGCCAGGATGACCGGGGATTCTTCGGAATCACATGGACGATACCCAACCTCTCGTAACGGACGCTCAGCCTGCACCGGCTGATATTTCCGTGACGGCACCCGACGCGACGGCGGCGTCGGACTCTGCTGCGCAAGAACAGCCGGCCAAGTCTTTCTCGCAAGAGGAAGTTGATGCGCTGATCGCAAAACGGCTTGCGAAAGAGCAGCGCAAGTGGGAACGAAAGATTCAGCAACCGGCAACGCCGCCGGCACCTGCGGTGAGGGAAGTCCCGCCTGCTGATCAGTTTGAGTCCGTCGAAGCCTACGCGCAAGCGCTGGCGGAAAAACGGGCTGCAGAACTGGTTCAGCAGCGTGAAGTCCAGCAGCAGCAGGCGCAGGTACTGGCCTCGCACGGTGAGCGTGAAGACGCTGCCCGGGATCGTTACGACGACTATGAAGACGTCGTGTACAACCCCAAGCTGCCCATCACGCCCATCATGGCGCAGACCATCCAGGCGTCCGACGCAGGCCCGGATGTGGCCTACTACTTGGGCTCCAACCCCAAGGAAGCTGAGCGTATCGCCCGCTTGCCGGCAATTCTGCAGGCAAAGGAAATCGGCAAGATCGAGTCGAAACTCGCCTCGTCTCCGCCGGTCAAGAAATCCACCGCAGCACCACAGCCGATCTCTCCGGTGACGGCACGGTCCACGGCAACGTCGCTTGACACGACGGATCCGCGGTCTGTGAAGCAAATGTCGCCGAGTGACTGGATTGCCGCCGAAAGGCAGCGCCAGGTCCGGCAGTGGGAAGCCCGTAATCGTTAACCGTGAAGTTCGTAGTCAGGAAAGTTGTCTGAAAGGCATCGCTTCCGCAGCGTAAACCGATGAATGCCAGTGGCTTTAGCCGCTTCTGCAAAGGAGCGGTACACGACACCAAACACCTTGCAGGCAGTGTTGCGCGGGTGTTCAAGGCTTCTTTTAGCCTTGGATTCCTCGCTATGCCCCGCTCGCGGGAAGTAGGGTCGTGTGCGCCCCAGCAGTGCGGCACGTTGTTTTGCCTTCGTTTCCTCGGGCGTGACGCTTCCGAGCCTGGCCTGCCGAAGTTTTTCTTTGGTGGCCTCGGTTCTAACGTATCGTCCAGAGACGGAATGCAGTTCAAAGTGCCTACTGCCGTGATGCTCTTGAGCCGTCAAGCACTCAAGGTTTTCAACGCGGTTGTCCAACTTGTTTTCGTTGATGTGGTGAATGTGCTTTTTGGGGGCAAAACTCTCAAGCCAACACATAGCTACAGCTCGGTGAAGGCGCGTTTCTCTGCCCAAGGTGGGGTAACCGTCAACACCAACGACGGGCAGGTACGGGTGTCCGTTCCGCAAGGCTTTTCCGCATCGAGAGACAGCGTACAGGTGGTTCACGGCTCGGTACTCGATGCCGTCTACAAGTATGCTTGACATGGTGCGACTCCTAGGTGGCTATGGAATCATGATCGTAACACAAATACCGAAAGGTTGAAAATGGCTCAGTCGCTTCTTACGATTGACATGATCACTCTCAAGGCTTTGGAAATCCTTGAGAACAATCTTGTCATCACCCGCAACATCAACCGCCAGTACGACAGCTCGTTCGCTGTCGAAGGCGCCAAGATCGGCGACACGCTGCGCATCCGCCTGCCGGATCGCGCACTGGTCACCAACGGCGCTGCGCTTGGCGTCCAAGAGGTCAACGAGCAGTACACCACGCTGACCGTCGCCTCGCAGAAGCACATCGGCGTGAACTTCACCTCCGCCGAAATGGCCCTGTCGCTGGACGACTTCGCTGACCGTATTCTCAAGCCGCGCGTGTCGCAGCTTGCGGCCAGCATTGACGCCGACGTCGCCAACTCGTTTCAGAGCATCTTCCAGTCGGTCGGCACCCCCGGCACGACGCCTGCAACCAGCCTAGTGCTGCTGCAGGGCCAGCAGAAGCTCAACGAGGCGGCCGCGCTGATGTCGCCGCGCTACGCGACGGTGAACCCCGCCGCCAACGCCGGCCTAGTGGAAGGCATGAAGGGCCTGTTCAACCCGACCTCGACCATCTCCCGCCAGTTCAAGAACGGCATGATGGGCGAGGGTGTGCTGGGCTACGACGAGATCAACATGTCGCAGTCCATCAAGCAGCACACCACGGGCACGCGCACCGGCGCCCATACCGTGACGACGACCGTCTCTAGCCAAGGGGCCACGACGATTGCCATCACCGGCACCGGCACGCAGACCATCAAGAAGGGCGACGTCTTCACCATCGCTGACTGCTTCGCAGTGAACCCGCAGACCCGCGAGTCCACTGGTTCCCTGCAGCAGTTCGTGGCGACGGCGGATGCCACTGCGGTGGCTGGCGCGTACACCGTCAGCGTGAGCCCGGCGATCTACACCTCGGGTCAGGCGCTCGCAACGGTGGACTCGTTCCCGGTGTCCGGCAAGACGGTCACGTTCCTCGGCTCTGCCTCCACGCAGTACCCGCAGAACCTGATCTACCACAAGGACGCCATCACGTTCGCCACGGCGGACCTGCTGCTGCCCAACGGCGTGGACATGGCCTCGCGCAAGGTCCACAACGGGATCAGCATGCGGATCGTGCGCCAGTACGACATCAACAACGACCGCATGCCGTGTCGTATCGATGTGCTGTACGGCTACAGCGTGATCCGGCCGCAGATGGCTGTTCGTCTCTGGGGGTGATCCACCATGTCCTTCACCAAGCCCATTGGTGTAGCGTTCACGGACCAGGATCTTGACGATTGCACGCTGGGGGCCGCCCCCAGCGCAGGCGGCAAGATCGCGTTCTACGGCACTACGCCCATCACTCAACGCGCTGCGGCCGTGCAAGCGGCCTCGCTGGTTTCGGCCACTTCGTGGGCCAGCGCTGTCTCCAACCAGGCCGCCTTCAACGCTGAAGTGGCGGCAACCCTGGCCGCGCTCGGCCTGTGGAAAGGTGCCGCGTAAGCGGCAGAGAGGAACATCATGTCTGCTCAAACTTTCGAAGCTCCGAAGATCGGTGACGGCGAACAGGTCGGCGACGGCAACACCGCCGAAACTCTGAACGTCGGTCGCTCGGGTCAGCCCGTTGCTCTGCAACCGTCGGCCACCGGAAAAATTGGCGTTTATGGCGCCACGCCGGTCGTCCAACGCGCTGCGGCCATCCAAGCTGCGTCCGTTGTGTCGGCGTCGTCCTACATCAGCGTGGCTTCCAACCTCGCTGCCTGGGCCGCCGAAGTCAGCGCGACGCTGACCGGCGTTGGTCTGTGGAAGGGCGCGGCGTAAGCCGGCACTGACCCATGCCCAAGGTTGTCTTCTGCGTTCCGACCATCAAACGCCCGTACCAGCAGTGCCTAGACAGTCTGGAGGCGTCCATTCCCCTCATCAAAGCCGCTGGCTGGGACGAGGGTATGGTCAACGAGGTGGGCAATCCGTACATCAGCGCGGCACGGGCAACCATGCTGCGCAAAGCGCTGGACGCCAAGGCGGACGTGATCGTCTTTATCGACCACGACCTGTCTTGGCGGCCAGCCGATCTGCTTACCCTCATCAACACTGAGGGCGATGTCGTCGGCGGAACCTATCGGTTCAAGGCTGACGAGGTGTCCTACATGGGCACCATCCACAGCACGCCTGCCGGCACGCCCGTTGTACGGGCCGATGGCGCAATCAAAGCGCGACTCCTGCCCGCAGGGTTCCTCAAGGTCACAACGGCCGCTGTGGACCGTTTTATGACCGCCTACCCGGATCTGTGCTACGGCGAGAAATACCGCATGAGCGTGGATCTGTTCAACCACGGCGCGCACAAGGGCCTGTGGTGGGGCGAGGACTATGCTTTCTGCCGGCGCTGGGAGGAAATGGGCGAGGACGCCTGGCTGGTGCCGGACCTGCAGCTTGACCACCACAGCGCGGACAAGTCGTTCCCGGGCAACTTCCACATGTACCTGCGCCAGCAACCTGGAGGCGACCTGTGCCCCTGATCTACCTTGAGCATCCCCGCCACGGCCAGAAAATCGCCACGATGGAGGCCGAGGCAGAATACGACGAACAAAACGGTTGGCAGCGGTATACTCCGGGTAAGCCCGACGAGCCCGGGGATGACGTCGTTGTCCCCATGAACCACATGCTCGGGAGGCGCCGTCGCAAGGAGCCCGAGCATGTCCACGACAGCCGGTGACCAAATCTATGCCGCGCTGCGGCTGATCGGTCAACTGGCCGAGGGCGAAACCCCATCGGCCGAAACAGCGCAGGACGCGCTGGCAGCGTTGAACCAGATGCTGGATTCGTGGAGCATCGAACGCCTGTCGGTGTTCTCCACGCAAGACCAGGTGTTCAACTGGCCAGCAAACGTCTACGAGCGCACGCTCGGCCCCAGCGGCAACTTCGTCGGCAATCGCCCGGTGCTGCTGGACGATTCCTGCTATTTCCGCGATCCGACGACGGGCATCAGCTACGGCCTGATGTTCATCAACCAGCAGCAGTACAACGGTATTGCGCTGAAGACGGTGACGTCGACTTACCCGCAGAGCATGTGGGTGAACATGACGATGCCGAACATTACCATGACGGTGTACCCAGTGCCCACGCGGGAACTGGAGTTTCACCTCGTTTCGGTGCAGGAACTGTCGCAGCCCGCCACGCTGAACACGGTGCTGTCGTTTCCGCCTGGCTACCTGCGGTGTTTCAAGTACAACCTGGCCTGCGAGATTGCAGCCGAGTTCGGCGTTGAGCCGCCGCCGACGGTGCAGCGCATTGCGATGGCGTCCAAGCGCGATCTGAAGCGGATCAACTTCGCTGACGACATCATGAGCCTGCCGTACAACCTGATCAACCGCCGTCAGCAGCGGTTCAACATCTACGCCGGGACGCCGTAATCATGGCAAACGTAAAGATTTCCGAACTGCCGGTTGCAACGTCCGTTGACGTTGTTGACTCTGTGCCGCTGGTGCAAGGAGGAACGACCAAACAAGCCACTCAAGCTGCGTTGCTAACCACCACCGGCAACGTCACCGCCGCAAAACTGGTGCCCACTGGCGGCACGGCCACGGGCAACGGCATGTACTTGCCGGCAACAAACACGCTGGCGTGGAGTACAAACGGTGTGGAAGGGATAAGGCTGGACGCCTCCGGCAACCTTGGGATTGGGACGAGTTCGCCCACATTTAAGTTGGTTGCTGCCAACAATGGCACTGATGGGGGGTGGATGTATTCATCTTCTGCAGTAAGTGTGTTGGGCCTCGGAGGATATTCTGCACCTACAGATGGCACATTTCAAATTAAGTACGACCGCGCTACTGGCACAACTACATTCAACGAAGGTGACCGTGATACGCCAACTGCCGTTATAACACTCGACGGATCCGGCAATCTAATTACCACCGTCAACAGCACCGCTCCCACGCTGTCCGCCAACAGCACAATGTCGTTTGAACTTACCAGCAACACCAGTCTCAAGATCGTGGTGCGCGGCACTGACGGCGTGACGCGGAGCGTGTCGTTGACGCTGGCGTGACATGAAAACCCCCATCCTCGGAGCCGCCTACGTTGCCCGCAGCGTCAATGCTGCGGC